GTATACGGAAGTTAATATGAAACTAATTAGGGAAGTTAATGAAACATTAAATATGGTTGTTGAAGAAAAACTCGGTAAAGGTAAACAACTTTATGTAGAGGGTGTATTTCTTCAATCAAATATTAAGAATCGTAATGGTCGAATGTATCCTGAATCTATTATGGATAATGAAGTTCAGAGATATATAAAAGAAAAAGTAGAAAAGAATTCTGCGTTTGGTGAATTGGGTCATCCTGAATCACCTTCAATTAATCTTGATAGAATTTCACATCTGATTACTAACTTAAGAAAAGAAGGTAATAATTGGATAGGAAAAGCAAAGATTCTTGATACTCCTATGGGCAGAATTGCCGAAGGTATTCTTAAGGGTGGCGGAAGAATTGGTACGTCAAGTCGTGCTTTAGGTTCATTAAAAATGAACAATGAAGGTGTTAATGTAGTACAAAATGACTTCATGTTAAGTACTGCTGGTGACCTTGTTAGTGATCCGAGCGGACCAGAATGTTGGGTAGCGGGTATAATGGAGTCTGCCGAATGGGTTTATCAGGATGGAAGATTTGAACAAGTTGTTGATGAATCTAAAAAAATAATTAAATCTGCTACTTTATTGAATCTTGAAGAGCAAAAAATAAAGGCATTTCAACATTTCTTGAAAAATATTAAATAAATAAATTTATGACTGAATAGGGTAGCTCCCGAATACCATTTACTCAGTGGTTTCAGTCATTCTTATTTGAGTATTGGGTTGGAGAATCTAATGGAAGAAAAGAAATATAATATTACATATAAAACTACCTCAAGTTCTGGTAGATATTATATTGGTAGACATAGTACAGATAATATTAATGATGGGTATCAAGGTTCTGGTAAATGGGTCAAAGAGTGTAAAAATAATGGTAAAGTTCTAATAACAGAACCTTTAAATTTTTATAATACGTTTGATGAATTATTAATTGCCGAACAAGAATTATTAGATACACATATCATTGATCCAATGTGTATGAACTACAATAATAGATCCTCAGGGTTTGCAGTTGGAAACAGAAATCCAGCAAATTCTGAAAAAGAACGAAAAAGAAGATCCGAAGAAAGTTGGACCAAAACTGAGGTTGGTAGGCAATGGATGTCAGAAAATAATCCATCAAAAAAGGATGATGTAAAAGTTAAAAGGTCTATTTGTTTAAAAGAACAATGGAATAATCAAGAATATAGAGATTTACATAGTGGTGATAATCATCATATGAAAACTGAAGAACATAGAGATAGAATGAAAAATGATAATCATATGTTTAAAGATGTTGCTAAAAAGAAGTCAAGCGAAAATTGTTTTGTTCAGTTAAAAGAAGGAACACATAATTTTCAAAATATAAAGAACAGAGAAAAGGCATTGAAAAATAATCCTATTATGAATGGGATTAACCCTATGCACAATCCTGAAGTTGCTAAAAAGATTAGTATTATAGCAAAAAACAGACCCAGGGTGGAATGCCCTCATTGCAAAGGTAAGTTTACAATTCAAAATGCTACCAAATACCATTTTGAAAAATGTAAACAGAATAATTTATTGATGGGTTCAATGTAATTTACAGAAAAGTAAAAATTAAATTTTTATAAATAATAGATATACAAATTAGGAGTTAATAAAAGATGAGCATTGATAGCAAAATCGCTGAGATTATGGAAGAATCCAAATTGGCAGGATTAGTTTTAGAAAACGAAGAAGAAATTGTTGAAGAAGAAGTTTCTGAAGAAGTAGAAGAAGTTTCTGAAGAAGTAACAGTTGAAGAAAGCATTAAAGTAGATGTTTCTGCCGATGTAGATGCATTAATGTTTGGTGAATCTTTATCTGAAGAATTTAGAGAAAAAGCAGCTACTATTTTCGAGTCTGCTGTAGTTGTACGTGTTAAAGAAGAAGTTGCACGTTTAGAAGAAGAATTTGAAGAAAAACTTGCTGAGCAAGTAGATTCAATTACTGAGGGTCTGGTTGAAAAAATTGATGGTTACCTCGACTATGTTGTTGAGCAGTGGATAGAACAGAATGAAATAGCCCTTGAAAATGGACTTAAGTCTGACATCATGGAATCCTTTATTACTGGTATGAAAGGCCTTTTCCAAGAACATTATATTGATGTTCCAGAAGAAAAGTACGACGTTATCGGTGAAATGGAAACTAAGATTGATATGCTAGAGTCTAAGTTAAACGAACAAGTTGAAAGAAATATTGATTTGAAAAAATCACTTTCTGAATCAGTTCGTAAAGAAATCGTAAGTATGGTTAGCGAAGGTTTGACTGATACAGAAACTGAAAAATTTACTGCATTAGTAGAAGAATTATCTTATGATGATGAAGATTCATTTAAAGTAAAAGTACAAACAATTCGTGAAAACTATTTCACAGGCAAACAAAGCACATTAGTAGAATCTGTTGTAACTGATTCTCCTGTAGATGAAATCAATGAAAACAAATATGTTAATGTTGATCCTACTGTTGCGGCGTATGCTAAAGCATTACAACAATATAACAAATAATTTTTAATAAAAATAAGGAAACTTAAGATGGAATTAAATCGTTCTGCCCTTTTAGAAAAATGGGCTCCTGTAATTGACGCTGATGGCGCTCCTGCTATTAAAGACTTTACTCGTCGTGGTGACTTAGCAGTTATTTTAGAAAACCAACAACGTGAAATGGGTAATGCTAGTCAAGCAAATGCAATGTTGTTTGAAAACGGTACTGGTGGAGTTTCTACTAACATTGGTGGTGCTGGTAACTATGGTATCAATACTACTGGTACTGGTACATACAATGCTGGCGCTGCTGGTACTGGTGGTGTAGCTGGTTTTGATCCTGTATTGATTAACTTAGTACGTCGTGCTATGCCTCAGTTGATTGCATATGATATTGCCGGCGTTCAACCAATGACTCAACCTACTGGTTTGATTTTTGCAATGAAATCTCGTTACACTAGTCCAAGTGGAACAGAAGCATTGTTTAATGAAGCTGATACAAGTTTTACAGGTACTTCAGGCGCAACAGGTACTGATCCTACTGGTGCTACTGGCTTATCAACTGGTTCTTATCAAACTGGTTTAGGTATAGCTACATCAGCTGCTGAAATTTTAGGTTCAACTGCAGGTAATGCATTTCCTGAAATGGCTTTCTCAATTGAGAAAACTTCAGTTGTTGCTAAAACTCGTGCATTGAAAGCTGAATACTCTATCGAATTAGCACAAGACTTAAAATCAGTTCATGGTCTTGACGCTGAAGGCGAATTAAGCAAAATTCTTTCTACTGAAATTCTTGCTGAAATTAACCGTGAAGTTATTCGTACAGTTTATACTGTTGCTAAACAAGGTGCTGCTACTGGTACTGCAACTGCTGGTATTTTTGATCTTGACGTTGACTCTAATGGTCGTTGGTCAGTTGAAAAATTCAAAGGTTTGTTATTCCAAATCGAAAGAGAAGCTAACGCTATCGCTCAACAAACACGTCGTGGACGTGGTAACTTCATCATCTGTTCTTCAGATGTTGCTTCTGCTTTAGCAATGGCTGGTGTATTAGATTATGCTCCTGCTCTTTCTACTGGTTTGAATGTTGATGAAGCATCTACTACTTTTGCTGGTATTTTAAATGGCAAATATAAAGTTTATGTTGATCCTTACACAGGTGGTAATAATCCTTCTGGTGCAGGTTTACAATTCTTTACAGTAGGTTACAAAGGTACTTCTGCATTTGATGCTGGTTTGTTCTATTGCCCTTATGTTCCATTGCAAATGGTTCGTGCGGTTGATCCACAAACTTTCCAACCTAAAATTGGCTTCAAAACTCGTTACGGTATGGTTGCTAATCCAATGGTTGATATTGATGATTCTTCAATGTCTGCTACTTCAAATGCTGACAATTCAATGACAGCCCGTAAAAATTACTATTATAGAATTTGTAAAGTTACAAATCTTATGTAATCAATTACTTAGGTAATATTGAAATTAGAAGGGGCCGAAAGGCCCCTTCTTTTTGTCTAAAATTTTATTTTATATAAATAATAGTATATAATTATCAATTAACTGTCATTAAAGACAGTAAAAA